CGTTCCTTCGCTGCTATTAATGCCTCTATTCATTGTATTTCTTTTATACAATGGCCCAATAGCACCAACGGCTCTTTTGTATGATACAAGGTTTTTAGACAAATCAATAATAGACTTTCTTAGATTGCCCGGTTGTACAATCATTGAAGCGCCATCATTTTTAGCCCAACCTTGCATTTTTTTATTACTGAAAGGATTGGTGCTAATTCTGTGAGGTTTACTACTAACAGGTACTAATGATTTATAAACTTGTAATGCAATTGGAGTAGCTGAATCAATTACTCTACTTCTTTCTTTTACCGTACATTGCTCCATTAATTCTGCAAACTCAATCACAGCATCTGCTAAACCTACCACTCTTAGGCTCATGCCTTGAAAACTCCTTCTACCTGCGTAGTTAGACTTTTGAAGGTCTTTAAGGTGATTTATTTGTTTAGCTGATAAATATCCCATAGTAAAATATTAATTAGGAGAACACCTAAGCATTCTCCTAATATTTAGGCAACTGTTAAAGTTAATGCAGATACATTAAATTTCACTTCATCACCAGATGCAACAGTTTTTGCAGTTGTTAATGGACCGTAAAATAACATATTACCAGCCCCAGCCGTAACAACATCAAACACCGCTACGTGTGTTACAGTTGCCGCACTTGCTGCGTTAGTAGTGACAGTTATTGTACTTGTATTTGTTAAAGTACCAGCACCTCCTGTTCCTCTAGTCCATCCATTTGCTGCTACGTTTACCCTTGCTAAATAAGCACCAGTATGTAAACCTGCATCAGTAGGGTCAGCTGTGTAAAGTTGTACCCAAGTACCACCAGTTAAAGTAGATGCAAAAGCACTACCATTAATCCAGCCAGTAATTTGGTCTTCTAAATAATTTGAAAAAGCATACATAATTTATAGTTTTTAACGTTAAAAATTTATTTCTTCCCAGTTGCCTGTTTCCTCGTTCCATTGATACATTTTACCATCGTTTGGATAAGGTATTGGGCTTTGCCAAAGACAAGTTTCTTCGTTTAATGTCCATGAAGGAAAAGGTTTAGGAGGGATAAAAGCATCCCTAATACTATCGTAATAATACCCTATTCCAGCATAGTTTTTACGAAAGTTGCCGTTATAAGATGTTTGTTTCCAATAATTGTAGTTTAATAGATTTATTAAAAAATCTATTCCTAATTTTTCGATTTCAACATCATTTATTGTAATAATATCGTTAGATACAACGTTAACTTCGATTACAAAATTATTTATATCAAGTTTTGCAAAATGTGCCATATTATTAATTAAAATGTAATAGAACCATTAGCTGTAAATTTATAATAGGTATAACCACCGCTTTCAACTCTTGTTGGAGAGCCAGTAGTTGCAGATGCAGTTACTGAACCTGATATTCTTATAATTAATATACCACTTCCTCCTCTACCTCCATAGGTTGTATAACTACCTCCACCTCCTCCGCCAGTGTTTGCAGCACCTTCAGCGCCAAGACCAGTAGCACCAGCACCGCCGCCACCTAATCCTTTAGCCCCTCCGCTACTACTACCTCCTCCACCGCCACCGCCAGCAAAATAATATGTGCCAGAAACATTTTCCCCACTCGTAGTTGCTGAACCCCAAGAACTAAACGTAGTAATACCATTACCTCCTTTTGCTCCTGCACCAGATGTAGCATTACTACCAGCAACCGATGAACCTCCACCGCCACCGCCAGAATTAGTTGAACCCGCACCTCCATTAGTACCATAACCAGTACCACCTGTAGATGTTTGATTTGTTGAACCTCCGTTATTTGCACCTGTACCACCACCACCTGAACCACCTGAACCACCAGCTTGTGTAAAAGATGCACCTCTACCTCCACCTTTTGCCGCAGTTAATCCTGTAAATGTTGTATCACTACCAGGACCAGAACCTTGTATTGTACCAGTACCTCCACCGCCAACTACAATAGTGTATGATGTATTTTTATTTAAAACTTCATTAGATTTATTAAAAATTCCACCAGCACCTCCACCGCCTCCTTCACCACCGCCACCGCCAGCAACTAATAATAAATCAACTGTAACAGTAGATGCTACAACATCCAACGTCGCTCCCGTCACCGTTGCCGCTCCCGTTACACTTGCCGCCAAGGTTGCGGTTCTTAAAAGACTTGCATCTGTTACAGAACCCGAAGCCATTAATGAAGAAACAAAAGTAACACCGATACCTGCCTCAACGTTTGTCTGTGCCGTTGCAGTCATTGAAGCGGAGATAATCCTTGTTATTTGTGCGTCAACTGTTGTCTGTGCAGTTGCATTTAACTGGGCATTAACTGTGTATGATAATGTAGCATTTGCCGTTGTGTTAGCCGTAGCATTTGCAGCTGCGTTAACTGGTATAGATAACTGTGCCGTACTTTGTGTATTAGCCGTAGCTGTAGCACTTGCCTCTATAACTTTAGTTAATGTAGCGTTTAATTCTGTCGTTGCGCTTGTGCTTGAACTACTTTCTAATGTAACTGTGCGTAAAATATTAGCCGCAACAGTGCCTAATGCATTTAATGCAGCATCTACACTAACAGAGCCTTGCGTTACAACATCAATAGCAGCCGATGTCGTAGCACTTGAATTTAATGTACTTAATAAAGTTTTACTTACTAAAGCATTTGCCGATAAAGTAGCATTTGCATTTAATGTACTATCTATATTTATAACCTTTGTCACCGCAGCAGCTAAAGTGCCGTTTGCCGTAACATCGCTATTTATTGGTATCACTTTTGTAGCACTGGCAGAAAGATTACCAGATGCGGAAAGGGAAGCAGCCGCCAAGACTTGACCTTGTTGGCTAACTGTTAATTCAGCGTTTGTTGTTGCTATCGCATTCATTGCAGCAAGGACATTGTGTATCACTTTAATATTGGATGATACACTGCCATTAGCTGAAAGGATGGCAGCAACGGAAACACCGGTAATAATGTAGGAATCGTAAAACTCGCCTTGAAAACTTATAAATCTTCTATCGTGACTAACTTTTAAATTCTTAACTTGATATAATTTATCACCCCAAACTACGCGAGATTCCTCGGTGATGGATGAATTATAACGGATGGTAAAATCGCAAATATTCTTTGCCGTATTTTTACCTTCAATAATTGTCTCGTTTGATCCTGGCAACTTGCTTTCTGCAAATGCCCAGATAGTCGCAACATCTGCCCAACTTTCGGAAGCAAAACCAGTTAAACTCCGTGACCGGTTAACATTTTGAAGGATAATCCTATCCCTCATTTTGCCCGTAACTTCGTTTTTGTTGTACTTCATTAGAAAAGTTGTACTCGATATTGGTCTAATAAATATTCAGATGCTGTAGGTAATTTTTTGACATAATCTTGTCTATTATCGTAAGCATCTGTAATCATTAATAAAATAGCTTGCTTTATTTGTCCTGGAACTGATGAAGCATCAGAGCCATATCCAGCCGTATAGGTAATGGTAACATCATTAATATTACCGTACAATGTGGGCCACGTTTTACCGTAGGCTAATGAAAGCCTTGCAGGTTTTTCAAATGTATCTACAATATAGTTGGAACTATTAAATGTTTGTGTAGTATTTTGGCTATCTGCGTATTGAAAAGAAGTAACGGATATTACCGGAGATACAGATAAATAAATAGTACTTAATTGAAGCCTATCTAATTTCTCTGTGATTGTTTGAGTTATTAACGCCTGATTCAAATAACGTTCCGCTGCCTGTCTAGCACTTTGCAATAAAGTAGTGATAAGGGTATCTTCAGTTGTGTCGTCAACTTTTAGATAGTCCTTTACTTCTTGTAATGTAAAGATTTCGTTTGCAGGTTGCGTAGTTATTTTCCAAGCCATGTTATAATTTTTAAAGAGGGATGGATATTGCTACCCATCCCATTTTTATTTATTAGGTCAACTTATTAGCTAAATGCTTAATAGCAGCAGCCTGTAAAAGTTTACCATCATATCTCGCGTACAACAAGAAGCCTAACTCCATTTCATCCATGAAACGTTCACGCAATGGCACTAGAACATTGTTTGAAACTTGACGAATGATGTATTTAGACCAATCACCGAAATAAATAATCTTTGCAGCGGTTGCTTGTGTTGCAGGAAGATCGTTGTTTACATAGAAATTGTAACCCAACAATCTATCAGGAATACCGTCTCTTAATGATGGTTGGAATAAGGTTGTGTTACTATTATCTAAGTTTAGTTTTCTCACCGCACTTAAAATAGTATCGTTCATCATGAACGCAGCCGATGGACTATTCCTGTAGGCAATATCTACGGAATGAATAAGGTCAACTAAGTTAGATGCAGTGAAAGCCGTTTGACTTGCAGATACAGCACCCTGCGTAGTGTTAGCTGCAAAACCCGTAGGTTTACCAGACCCATCACCCGAAGTAAACGCAGTGTTTAATCCTCTACCTAAACGCTCACCTAGCATAATTGGTAATTCTGTGTTCAATAGACCAAACTCGTCATTTGCCCATTCAACAGATACTTTTACCAATGTGTTAATCACGTGTGCAGCAAATGTTTCACGCGTAAAGGTCATGTCCTGTACAGTAACCGCTCCACCTTCAGTATGCCATGAACCAGTTGTGCCTGTGTCATTTACTTTAGGGTAGTACAAAGTACCTGCCTGTGGAGTAGTAATAACACGAGATACCTGTAACATTGGGCCATAATAAGCCATTGTCTTTTCAAGATCGTAGGAAAATTGATAAGGAATGACAAAACCACCAGCTAAGCCACTTTCAGAAGTAGTAATAGTTGCCGTACCTCTCATTTCTTTAAGCAATGATTGGTCTTTGCTACTCAACTCTCTTTTGGCGATAGCTTTCATGAATGCTACCTGATATTCTGGAGACTTTACAATCTCTCTTTTATCAGTTGGCAAAGCAGCTATGCTTTCCTCAATTTTACTAACGCCTCTTTCTTCAGCGTTAATGTCGTTCCATCTTTCAAGTCTTGAAATCTGGTCTGTATAGTTTTTAAAGTTAGCATCTGCAGCGTCCCATTGTGCCAATTCCTCGGCATTCATTAGACGCCCTTCGGCTGATGCTCTCTTTTGCAAGTCTTCCATTATCGCATAATCGGAAGCCCGCTTTTCTCTTAATAGCTTAGAGTTCATTATTTTGTTTTTAAATTTAATAAGTGCAGGGCGTTCCTGCGTAATTCGTTCTGTATATTAATTTCTGATTTAACAGATATATCAATCACTTTTAGTAAATCTTTGTCTAATTCCTTTGTAGCATCATAACTTCTTTTAGCTACCATTGTATCTGGATTAGCTGGATAAGTTACTGGAGAAACATCATAGACTTTTTTAATAGAACGGATAACTCTTTTTGGTTTACTTCCCATTCTTTCCTGCCAATCCTCAGCCTCTACGGTAAATGCAAAACTACTTTGATACACGTCACCACGCTTTACCATTTCTAATAAGTCATTGCCTAGTGTAGTGTTTGGTGCCTCAAATTCGTATTCCATGGCATCACCTGTAATATTTAGCTTTAAAGTACCGCTACTTGTTCTTGCTAAAACCATATTCATGTCATGATTAAACAAAGCCACAACATCATTCAAATCTGAATCATTTAAAGCTTCGGCCGACATTTCTTCATCATACCAACCCATATCATAGGAAGAGTTAAAAATCGTTGCAGTACCAAAAATAGTGCGGCTTTCCGGTTTAGCCCTTAGTTCAAAATTTATGCTTCTCTTTTCCATATATCTTAATCGTTAGTATCGTTACTATCGTCGTTTATATCAATCCCTTCTTCTTCTTTCTCATGTGCCATTCCTTCTTTAGATGGCTCTATCTTTATATTAGATGCTAATGGTAATTCATAGCTATCACCACCATCATACGGATTCATATTTTCCTTTATCCGGATTTCGTTTGGTGACATTGCCAAAACATTTCGCATCGTAGTGTAATAAGAAGATCTCGCAGCTATATCACCACGAAGTAATCCATCAAGATTAAACCGCGTTATAAACTTTTCCTTTTCTACCTCAAAAAATATCTTTTTATTAAATTCTGCCTCTATCGTTTCACAAAGAGGCATGATAGTATAATTTACAAACATTTGGCTTAACTGTTCCATATTGCCAAATGTTGCTTTATCCATATCTTCTAAAAGAACACCGGGAACACCCGTAATCCTTGCTATATCTGAAATAGTAGCTTTCTTAGTTTCGTTAAATGCAGCATCGGTAGGATTTAAGCCTACTTTTTGAAAATCCATACCTTCTTCTAAAATAGCAGTACCTCCAGCATTTTGACTTCCACCAAAAGCACGGTTAAAACTACTTTTTAGTCTATCGTAAGCCTCATTGGTTAATCTCCCAGGATGTTTTAAAACACCGTTAAGGTGCGCACCGTTTTTGTAAAAGTTAGCTCCGTAGTTTCTGTTTGCTAAAGCTAACCCAAAATTGTCACGGTGAACGTCTGGCACTAACAACGCCTTAACGCCATCCCATGCAAAATTGGGAATGTAGATAATATTCTCCCCTCTGTATGTTTTATTATTTTCTTTATTTTTAAATACAAGTTCATTCCTACTATTGTATCCTATCTCCATTTTGGTAGGATTAAGAATAGTAAGGCTGTTTATTCTTGTAGTTATGCTATTTCTATTAATAGCCGCATAAAATGCACCATGAGCCAAATAATGTAGCACCATTGTTTTGTAAAACGTATGCGAAGTGTATAGCTCCGAAGGCTCTCGCGATACTACTTTGTAGTTTGGGTGATCCTTTGCTATTCTTATCCCTCCATTATCTTGTTTCTCAATAATGTCAAAAGGAATAGAGGCGATAACGCCTCCAAGTATTTGAGTAGCACGATAAAAAGCAGGAAGCCCTATAATTGCGTATTCATCGACCGCAACACCAGCAGCACTACCACGCTGAAATAATGCACCTAAAGTGTCTCCGTTTATAGGTGTAGATGGATTTTCTAACG